ACTGGATTTCTTCTGCAAACGTGTGGATCGGGACGATGAGTATATCGGGGAGCTAGAAACTGAGGTTTCAAAGTTCCTTGAAGAATTAAATGAGCAAGTAACAAAACTAGAAGGATTAAAGAAATGATGCACTTAATGGTAGCTGGCAACGTCGGCAGAGACAGCGAAGTCAGAACAACTCAATCTGGCAAAAGCAATGCAAGCTGGTCCGTCGCTTGTGACACTGGTTTTGGAGACAAGAAAAAGACGACATGGGTGCGCTGTACGATGTGGGGAGAGCGCGGAGAGAAACTGTCTGCCTACATTAAAAAAGGCACCAAGGTCGTTGTTACAGGTGAACCGACAATCAATGAATATGTTGGAAAAGATGGAATTGCAAAAACATCGTTGGAATTGCGTGTGTCAGAGGTTAAGCTGATGGGCGGTGATAGTAATAACGATAGTTACGACCAGTCACCACCACCACAGGTAAATGACGATCTGGGGGATGATTTAATCCCCTTCTGAGATTGGTATGGATTGACGACGCGAAAGCCCGTCAGAGGAAACTCCCTCCTCGTTGAATCCTAAGCTGCCCGCGCCGGGACGGGAATTAATATCCCGGCACCTTTTCAACAAAGGACAAAACAATGAAACACATTTTAAATCTATCCGAAGGCTTTGACATCTACGCAGACGCAAACCAATGGGTTGTCGCTAAAGCCAGGGAAAAGGGTGTTGGGTCGCCAACTGCTCTTGGGTATATAGGCAGTACCAAAGACATCATAATCCGCGTGTGCCGCGAGAAAAACGCGCCTGTTGACCCCATTGCTCACGAAGTTATGGACAAATGGCCAAATCGGTTCTTGGATTGGAAAGAGGAATCGTTCGATGCTGATTCCTAAACAGCATCACGTCAAAGATAAAAATTACCGCAAATCATTCAAAGATGAGTCGTGCTGGAGTTGCGGCACCAATGATGGAACCGTTATCGGTGCGCACATTCGTAAAGGATCAAACGCAGGGATGGGACGTAAGCCAAGCGACGACTTAGTTTTGCCGCTTTGCTTCCAATGCCATTCAGATCAGGAGGACAACCCCGGCGCAGAGTGGTGGCTTGAGAATGTATTGAAGCCAATAGCTCAACTCCGATATCAAATGTTTGTGGAGTCAAAATGACACAAAGAATCATCATCCGAGAGGAACGCCAGCGCCTTCACGCCATTGACAGGATAGCAGCGCTCAATATTGAGACTGTCTGGGACATATCAATCAAGCCATACAAGAAGAACCGCAGTCTTGAGCAGAACGCTTTGATGTGGAAGTGGAACACCATCATAGGGGATCATCTAGGATACACCAAAGACGAGATGCACGAAGAATTTATGCGCAAGTTTTTGCCCCCGGTCATGATTGACACTATGAGCGGGCCAGTCGAGGTATATTCCACCAAGCAACTCAAGGTCAAAGAGATGGCAGAATATCTAAATCACATCGAACGCTTTGCTGCTGAGTACGCGATTGTCCTGCCGTTGCCTGACTGGGAATAATTAATTACAAAATAATGCAATTAAGTGTTTACAATGTTTGCAGGGTTAGGTAATATCTAATCATCAACAACGCAAACGGAGAAAACAAATGGACAACATGATTTCAAAAACAGATGCAGTTATGCTCGTACACCTTCACAGCGATATGCTGGATTTGACCAACGGGCGATCAATGCTCGACAATCCAATAGCCGCTGTTGCACGTTACAAGCGCCTTGTTGCAAAGACTGGATTGTCGATTGCTTCTGATGCTTTCCTAAACAGCCTCGACTATTACGCTGGGGCAGAAAACAGCCACCGCAGCGCTGTAGCGAAAAAGATATTCGCTGCCTAACACAACAACGCAGGGGATCGCATCCCCAACAAGCTGAGGTGCCAGACCTCCCCTCCCCAGAGCCGAAAGGTGGCTGGGGTTTTCGGGTATCAACAACAGGAGACTAAAATGGAATACTTATTTACAGAAGGCCCATGGAAAGTAGAGAATTCAGAAGCAAACGCCGATCTAATCGCAGCAGCAGCCGACATGATGCAGACGCTTGAGGACATCCTTTCAATCATTGAGAATGACGGCATGGCATCTTGGGGAGACACGCCAGATGATGGCAGCTACGTCACCTACAATATGCACAGCATTGACACAATCAAAGAGGACATCAAGTCGGTCATCGCTAAAGCTTTGGGAGCAGCCGAATGACATATTCTGAAATTCTTAAAACTCAGATTAATGCTGGTGAAATAGACACGCTGGACGCCGTCGAGTGGCTGCAAGTTCACGGGATAACTGTGACGATGGCGCTGGCTTTGCTGGGAGACGACGGAGATGATGGATGACGAATAAAATGTTGGACGCGGTTGCGGGTTTAAGTATGTGGCTTGAACAGCAAAATCTTGAACGCAATGATGTAAAAATCACGTTTAAAACTTCCGATGCAGCGAAAGCATTTCGGTGTGCACTTAGCGAACATACATCTATTGCATACCCCACTCCAGAAATAATCATGTTGTTTGGCATTGAAATAGACGATAGCGCGGCTGATTTCTGTCCTAAATGCGGGAGGAAACAATGATTAGATTTTGCTTTTGTATGGCGGCGATGTGCACATTTGTTTTCGTGATGATGCTGCAATTATTTCATTCAATCGACAATCACATGGTTGAATACCAAGAGTGTGGCTACAAATATTGCAAAGCGGAGGAAAAGTAGATGCCGATTGGACATCACAGAAGCGGAAAACCTCAAGTGTGGAATGGTTCAGGAATGGCCAGTTTGAGTCCATCACAGCGCCGCAAGGCGATGGAGAATGCAGCGGATCGCGCTCGTGAACAGCGAACCGGGTGGCCTAGCAGCGTCCAACGAGAAGGCGAGGAGAACAAGCACACCTATCGTCTGGCTGATGCAGAGTGGGCAAAGAGAATGGCTGCGAGTAAATTGAGATGCTAAAAGTATTAGATTTGTTTAGCGGCATTGGTGGGTTTAGCCTTGGATTAGAGCGTACAGGTGGATTTAAAACCGTTGCGTTTTGCGAGATTGAAGAATACCCACGTCGCATTTTAGCAAAGCATTGGCCTGATGTGCCAATTTATGAGGATGTGAAGGAATTAACACATGAGCGATTGGAAGCAGATGGACTTGGAAGAATTGACCTCATCTGCGGGGGATACCCGTGCCAGCCATTTAGTCATGCCGGGGAGCGACGAGGCGCGGAAGATGACCGTTACCTCTGGCCAGAAGTTAAAAGGCTCATGGCTACCGTCCGGCCCCGTTGGGGATTGTTTGAGAACGTTGCTGGACACGTCAGCATGGGCCTCGACGAAGTGCTATCTGACTTGGAAGCAGAAGGCTACACCGGGTTCCCGGTTGTTGTTCCAGCTTGCGCCGTCAATGCCTCGCACAGACGCGACAGGGTGTGGATTTTGGCCCACCGCTCGGAGTTGCAGTGCGATGGCGGCGGAGAATATTCAGAACAGAGTAAACGACAAGTTTCCCAATTTAGAGACAATGGTTGCGAGGAGTTTATGGCCGACGCCGGATGCGTCAATAAGCAAGGACACTCCATTCAAACACCAGAAAGAAAAAGTAGAAAAGGCGCAGAAGGGGGAACGAAACAGTCAAATCGGATCAATCTTGGCCTGGGACAAGAGGATTATAAGAGAAGCAGAGCAAACTCAGAACATGGAGCGCGGTGGCTCACTGAACCCGACGTGGGTCGAGTGGCTCATGGGGTTCCCAAGCGGGTGGACAGACTTAAAGGACTAGGCAACGCGGTTGTTCCGCAAATACCAGAGATAATTGGCAACGCGATATTGGAGGCAGAAACATGATATTATCTATAGTCAGCATCATCGAAGAATGGGCAAAACGCATGGCTGAAAGTAAATCAAGATGACTAACGAAATCTCAAAGATTATTGACGAGCTTATCAACGAAGATTCTCGGAATGCGAGGGAGATCGCTGAAGCGGCAAACATTTCCTCACAGCTTTTATCTTCATATCGCAACGCTCGACCGTTCAACTATCGCAGTCAGCCGTGGCAGAAGCTACAAGCGGTGCTGTCTGTTCTAGGCTATGAGTTGGAGATAATGAAGATACACAACCCAAAGCAAGACGCGCTGGATAAGGCGTGGGAGAACTTCGAAGGCGCGGGGGCAGAGCTATGATCTATGTCGCATACGTTTTTGCATACCTGATTATCGGCGCAATTACACTGCGGGTTGGGGAGTGGCACTTTAGAGAAAAAATTCAGCTTGAAATAGCGATGATGTCCGTTTGTCTTTGGCCTATCGCTTGGGTTTTGGTGATATTTTTTGGGGTTATGAAAATCTTAATCCCTGACATTCTTGATCGTGATCTGCCACGGCACGGCCCGCCATCTGACTTTTACAAGAAGGAGCAGGATAAATGACATGGTTTTGGACATCAAACTTTGTTTGCCTTGTGAGGCGTGTCACCGGGCGGGTCGACAGCTACCTATGGTCAAAGCAGACATCGGCTATAAAGGGCCGGAGAACGTCTACGCGGTCTACTCAAGGATAATTAATGCACAGAGTAGTCTTCACCAAAGGCCTCCTGCAAGTATGTAAATTTGGCAAGCTCAAGCAGCAAAATCACCGATTCACTGTGATGTAAATTTCCTCTCATGTATAGGGAGCCATCTTCTTTATCCCAGCCCACCACTATGCAGGATTCAAAAAGCCCTGTAGAACCCTCTAAAATTTCGTCGGCAGTTATGTCTGATGGGAATTTAACTACGTTGTCTGTCATAATAAAAATAACTTTCGTTCTACGGCTCTACGTTTAACCAGACCTAGCAAAACCTTTCCCCCAGCTTTACGCCATTTGGGGAACTCATCTGCCGCGCCCTCGTAATCTCCACGGTTTAGTTTAGATCGGAGGGTTGAGGATTGCAATCGGCCAGAGCCTAGATTAAAGGTAAAGCTCACTAGAGCGTCAAACTGGTTTTGAGTTAGTGCTACCCGAACAAGCCGTCGAACGGATCGTTCCACACTTTGCAACTCCTGCGCCAGAAGTGCTTCACCTTCTTCCAAGGATATTGGACGGTGATCCATAGTGACCCTTTTATGATTGAAGCCATAAGTAGCGCCAAAGCCAATGGTAGCGACGTTAGCCGGGCAAAGATACGGGTCAGGGCTGAAGCCCTCAAAGTGTTTGATAATTTCAAGACCGGGCTTCCCTGTTCTCACGTCTGTTGCTTACGATTAAAAGTGCGTGATCCAAACCAAAATGAAATTACTGCCGCCCAGATGCCGACGATCTCATCAGACCAGACCAGCGAATACATATCGGTATCGATGTAGCCAAACGCCAGCAATAATGTCAGGGCCATAAATTCAATGAACAAGAGGTAGGTTATAAACGGACGCACGCTGGCAGCTAAGTCGGTAATCCATTGAGACGATTGTTTCGTGAGAGAGGTCTGGCTTTTCAACAGTGCCTCAGTCTCACGTATGTCTGCCTCGACGTGAACCATGTCTAGCTTCTGGTTGCCGATCTGAATTTGTTGCTCTAGTTGTTTATCCATAAGTTGTAGCTCGTGTGCCTTGTCCTGACGGTCTTGGAAATAATCCATGACTTTAGGAAGAAACGACGTGCCAAAACCTAAAAGTGAGCCGAGTAAACTAATCATTTTATACCTCGTATATTTTCCCGCGAAATTCTATCATGCCCTCGTCAATAACGTGGAACACTTCCGGCCACATTAGGCGACCATCAACGAATGTTAAAGCTGCAAAGCCTGACCGCCAGTTGCGAGGCGTGTCCATAGCGTATTGGAACTGCGGCCCCCAAGGGTGTGCCATTGTGCCAGTGTCTACACCGTAGCGAGTTCCGTTGTAATCAGAGTAAGGAGTTACTTTAAGCGAATGTAGATGACCTGTAACCATACTTTTGCCTGATCCAGCAGTGTTGTTATGGGTCGCATGGACGCCACCTTTCCAACGGTGCATGATAACCGTCTCATCATTAAGCCAAAGCGACCAGCAATGTATCCAGTCTGGAAAGCTGTCGCTAAGATGAAGTCCTGCAACGCCAGCAAACTCCGGTGCCACAGACGCGAGACGGGCCTCAAATCTGGCATCGTGATTTCCAAGCGTCCAGACAAGTTTTGCACCCTTCGCCGCTGATTGTATCTCCCCAAGCCTTTCCGTACACGCATTGATCTCCTCCTCTACAGTTGGTGTGGATTCCCATCCGTTTGGTGGGTGACGGCTGACACTAGCGCCGTCAAAGGCGTCACCGTTCATTACCACGATCTTAGGCTTGAGCATTTCACAAGCCATGACAAACCCTCTGTGTGCCGTAGACACGATGTCAGGCCAATAGTGTGCATCACTGCCCACCAGCACGACGCCGTTCTCAATGTCCATTGTCTGACGGTTAGGATGATATTCGGTTGGGACGGTCGAAGGGGAATGAATAGGCTTGTCGTATTTCTTCT